CGTGCCGGTAGCGGCGCGGGTGCCGGTCGTGAACTGCTTGATCGACTGAGACATGTTGACTTCGTCGAAGCCAAGCACGCCCGTGCCCATCAGGCCGTTCTTGAACTGACGGCTGATCGTGTCGGTGGGGTTGAAGAGACCCTTCATACCTTCGACGAGGCCAGCGTTCGCAGCCGGGTTGACCGTCGCATAGCGCGGCGACATCACAGCGGCGGCCTCGTCTAGCTTCTGCTGCGCCTGCAACAGAACGAGCGACGTGGCGGGCGTAACGCCCGGCGTGCCGACCGAGTTACCGATGGTCTTGAAAGCGTTAGCAACGTCAGCGTCGATGCTGGACGCAAGCTGCGAAATACGCGGCTTGAGAACACGCTCGGCGAAGTCGTCCAACTGCATCGTCAGTTCGGCGGTCGTGAAGTTCACGCCGATGTGCTTCTGGTTGGCAACGGTCAGCGTTGTGAACTGTTCGTTGTCATCCTGCACCTGAAGCGCGGCACCGTCGGTGACGAGAGCACGGTCAGGCAGACGAATGCGCAGCGTGGAGCCGATCTTGGCACCTTCGACGGCAAAGCTGTCGTCGTACTGGCGGTTGACGTTACGTGTGAGCACGAGGTTGTTCTCGAGGATTTCGAGAGCCTTCCGCGTGATCATGTCAATAGTAAGAATTGAGTTAGACATGGTTAAAGTCCCAATTTAGCGGTTACGTTGTGCCTCGTACTTCTTGATCTGTCGCATCCGTTCCGCTTCGATCCATTCCGAGGTGCTCATCGTTTTAGTCGAACGAGCGTCGGTGGTGTCGTACGCGGGCGTGCCATTGGCACGTGGTGTGACAGGAGCAATCGGTGCCGGGGCGGTTGAAGTTTTTCTAACCGGCGGATTTGCAGCCATAGAGGCTTCGATCTTTCCGATTTCCTTAGCTTGCAAGATCGGCGACATCCGAGCAATGCGATCCGCTTCCTTCGGGTTTGAACCTAGATAGTACAAGACATCTGGGCCAATATCCGAGGCTTGGATGCTTTGGGCCATGTATTCCGTGACGGGAAGGTTGGGGTTGTACGCGACTTGGTCGAAGTCATCGTATTTATCCCGCGCTGTCTCTTCACGGTCATGATACTGCTCGAGCAATGCCTGTTGCTGCATCTTGGTTTCCCGCTGATATAGCAACTCTTCCGCTTTACGCTCTGCCAAGGCTTCGGCGTAATCTTCGTAAGTATCAAACTGCTCTGGAGTAATGTCTGCAACGGGCTGTGCCTGTTGACGAGACTTCGCCTCTTCGAGCCGTTGGGCCTGCTCGCGCTCCCATTTGCGCTGTTCTCTTGCGAGACGCTTGCCAACAATCGCATCAAGTTCTTCTTGTGTGAAGGACTTCGGTGCTTCCTGTTCGACAGGCTGCTCTTCCGGCGTCGTGTTTTCTTCAGGCTGGATTGCTGCCGTGGCTTCCAGTTCTGGCGCGGGCACTTCCGCTTCAATAGGGACGTTTTCGTCCATGTGGTTTGACCCTTTCAAGTCACCTGATGTTCCGCATCAGTACGGTTAATGGCCAACCTACAACATTTGTTGCAGGCTGGCAATCTTGATTAAACTTGTTCAATCGTAACAGAGCAAGCAGGCCAATTGACTGACCCGCCAGATTTGTACGTGTACGCTTGAAGTGCTACGCCCGGCACCATCGCCGCGATCGACCCTGCGTCAATCGGCGCATATGCAGTGACGTTTCCAAGTACGTGGTTAAGCACAACCGTGTTGGTGTCTTGCCGAATTATCCGTAGTTCCGTCGTCCCTAACGCCGCGCTCGTATCAAACGTTATGGTAACACGGGGAATGTCAAACGGCTTTTTTGTATGGCAAACCGTCAGGCGGCTTTCGGTTGTGGTTGCAAGTGCGGGAAATGAAAGTGTGTCTTCATATGACGGGATAATTTCATCTATAGCAATCACGCTATCAGCATCGCTCTGGTTGTTGCCAATCAGCACATTCTCAGCATGGGTCGTATCAATAAACGTACAGGCACTAGCTTGGTACTGCTGGTTGCCCGTGATGGTTGCGTAATATACGCCTGTCGCTGGTGCGATGCCTAGATCAAGAAATGTTCCGGTATAACTGGTATCGGAAGGCGCAATAAACAGATTGTCCGCGATGGTTACGCTGGAGCAATTAAGGCCAAACTGAAAAAAACTAGCCGAAGGTGTGGGTGGGTCGGCGTAGACTTCGCAGTAGGTGTCGCGGATAGTTAGACCTTGAACCGTCTTAAAGTAAGCAGCCCATGAAATCGGCATACTGTCAAATGAACCACCAGAAATCGTCACACGACGGCATGTGCCATTGCCTTGAAACTCAAGATGACCTGTTACACTGTCGGTAAATTCAGTCTCAAAAAGCACAAAATCGTTTGTTTCATAGTCTGCGTACATGCCAATGTCGTTGGCTTCAAAGGTGCATTGATTGACCTTAGAATACCAAGCGCCGTACATGCGCGCGCCAACATCAAATTGCACAACTTTAACACGAGTTAAATGGCATTGCTTTGTAGCGCGGGCAAAAACAATTCCGGTGGACCCAGATGTCGCCGCGCCATTTAGGGTTAGGTCTTGGATAGATGACGAGCCGATGCTTGTTCCTGATGAGGTATATGTGTTTGTTGCATCGTTCCAGCTACCGTTGTTTATTTCGATTGCCGTCAAGCCATCAAGTGCCGCCGTAGCGACAAGATATGTTGCATCCGTTCCGGCGCCGACAATGTTAATGCTAGACTTGTTTGCTGAAACCGTGTTGGTAATTTTATACGACCCAGCCGGAAGGTAGACGATGCCTGTGGTAATGGAGTCGATAGCCGCTTGAATAGCCGCAGTGCTGTCAGCCGAACCACTTGGGTCAGCGCCAAAATCAAGCACGTTGACGACCGCGCCTGAAATCATCGAATATGTTACGCGGGTCAGCGTCATGGCTTTTCCTTAAGCAAAATATGTAGCGGAGAAAATAATGCGCTTTGTGGCTATGTTGGTAGAAAGCAAGTTTGCGCCGTTAATAGCGCCCCTAAAAAGAAGTTTATCTGCGGACGGATCAACATTAACCACCAGAGAAGTGCCATAGTCAGTGAAGTTTACCGACCCGGTGCCCCAAACGGTATCTGCGTTAAACGGCAGTGTCAGCGTTGCGTCTGTGGCGTCAGCGGACGCACCGAACGTAAGGTCGGCAGAAAGGACGACTAAGCGCCCTACGCGAGTATAGCGGGCGTTATTGACCGTAACCGTGCCGCCACTCCAAGTAGGCGCCCACGTGCCTTCGTCGTACTGCGTCAGAACATCGCCGCCGTTCGCGCTGAAGTCGATGCCTTTGCCAGCGATAGGCGCAAGATTGCCGGATGTCGTAAAACTAGCAACAGTTGAGCCATTAATAATGATATTCATAGGCGTGTTACTGCCGGTGCCGAAAACAAATGCGTTTCCGCCGCTGTCAGTATAACCGTATGCAGTTGTAGTCGGTGCTGCGCTCGATCCGCCTGAACCCATGTTTAAAACCGCGTATTGGCCAGTAGTCTGTATAATGCTGCGGACAGTTCCTGTGCCAAACAAATTAATGACATCGCCGTTTAAACCACCCGTTACCCCGGTTGTATTGATAAGAAGATTTCCGTTGATAATTTGTTGGCCGGTAAAGGTTTGACCAGCGTCAGTCCGCGCCGCCGTAAAATTAGCGTCAGGCGTTGTCATAACCCGTGTTGTAGCCGCGCCCGGACCTGCGATCTGAAGCAGCCCGGTCGTAGCATTTGACCGAAAATTTTTGACTGTCAGATCGTTAGACGCAACTTTAACCGTGACGCCACTCTGAACAATAGGGAGAACTTCTGTACCGGCCAAAGGCAGTGTAGCAGCGGTCAATTGAGAAATCTTTTTGTCAGCCATCGTCTAGCCCTCTGGTCCTTAAATTTACACTTCTACATCAAGCATGTCGATGCGCAGCCGCGAAAGCCGCGCTACACCTGTCGTGCCGCCTATGCGAACATATAGCGCATCAATATCACCTAAAGCCATTGTCACGGAAAAATAACTCCATGACGTGCTGGTAACCGGTATCGTTACGCGAGGTTCTGGGTCGTCGCCGGGGAAATCGTAAAACAGCGACAAATATCCGTCGTCGCCACTTGTATCGACTTTTGCGTAGAAACTCACCCGAACAAGATTATTTGCAAATAAGTTCAGCGTGGAAGCGTTAATGCCGAGATCGGCGTATTGGCCTGCATATGTCCGGATAGAAGTCCAATACGCGTATGTGACGCTATTATCTTTACCAATACCCGAACCACCACTGATGGAAACTGAAATGTTGTTTCCGGTATAGTTTCCGCTAGTCCATGCGCTATCGAGCATGGTTTCAATTGAGCGCGTAATAAGGTCGTCTGTCTGCGCGTCTAATATGGAATACCCAAAACGTCGCGCAGCCGGATCAGTAGTCGGAAAAAACTCATAGTTTTTGCAGCTAATACCCCGGTTAAAACCAAAAGCGTTTTCAGGGTTTGCAAGGCCGCCGCCAGTGTATTTTACACAGGCGAGCGTGTGCGTGTTAGCGCCGTCGGTGATATTATCACGGATAACGCAATCTGAAATTAATCCACATGAAATGCCGACTTTGTATGCCGTCAATTCGGTGTAGCCAATATCAGAAATGGTATTGCCCGTTACGGTAGCGGCGACCGCGTTGTTTAGTGCGATGCCGGAAGCCAACACGGGGCCGACGACATTGTTGTTGCTGATAGTAATGTTGCGTGGGTAGTCGCTTTCAACTACCGCGCCGGGGTTAAGAACCCACGATGACCCGTTCCAATGATAGTCAGCGCCGCACAAAATGCCGCTATCGCCGCTATGGAAGACGGAATTGTCAGATATGATTACGCTATTGCATCCGCTATTAGCCTGAATGCTTTCAAGCCCGACAAAACCATAGAGAACAACCGTTTGACCTATAGTCAAGCCTGTAACGGTGACATCATATTCAGTCGGTGTAATTTCAACAGACCCAGTGACGACACGAAACGCGCCGTTTGAAAAAGCTGAAAAACGCTGGCAACTGCGGCCAGTGGTAAACGTGAATGTTTCGGTAGTTGAGGATGCAGTAAAACTTTGCGAAAAATACTGCTGCTTGATGACGTTTCCGGTTATCGTCGTAAGCGTGCTAAACCGCGTTTGAATACCAAATCCGGTGTGGTCTTCTATAATATTGTTGGCGACAAGGGTGTCGATGCAGCTATTGATTACGAAAGGAGTTGTTTGAGTGCCGCCTTCCAAAACAACGCAATCCACAATACTGATGCTTTGGGCGTTGCTCATCAATACGCAATGCCCATAATCTCCACTAAAAGTTATACCTTTAACATGGGCGCCGTCGCCCCCTTGGATGCCGTAAAGAGTATAAGTTCCGCTATCAATTTTAAAATTTTGTAGAGTTGCGTTGGTAGCTGTCAGGAGCGCCGCCGCAGCAACTCCCGATGATCCTACAAGCGTGCCAGATCCGAATACGGTGATGTCTTGAACAGTAAGAGGTCCGGAAACATAATTACCATCCGGAATATATATTGACTGACCGCTGTCAAAAGCCGCCTGAATAGCCGCCGTATCGTCCGTCACGCCATCTCCGACAGCGCCGAAGTCTTTGACCGAGACATATTCGCTTAATTTAGCCTCGACATTTGTAGCTACACCGCCCGTAAACGGTGGGTCATAAGCCACGATGCTTGCGTTGACAGCCCCTGTGGTCGTCTGGATCGCGGTCGTAAACTTCACTTCGCCGCCGACATGCACGCCGGACGTAAACGTCACGGTGTTGCTGTCGGTTTCCAGATAGCTTTCGCCAACATATTGGTTCACGCCGTCGATGTAGACCGTCAGCGAGTTGGTGCCCGGCGTGTAATTGATCGTCGAAAGATTGAACACGGTCTGACCAGCAGTAGCCGTGATGACTTCTTCCTGAACCGTGTAGTTGACGAAATTGGAGTTGACGCCCGTGATGTTGTCGTAAGAGCCAATCAGAATGGCCGTCGAAGTTTCGATAACAAACTTATAGACAAGCCCGTCGGTCAGCCAAATCTCGCCGCCCGGCACGCGCCCTGCGCTGTCCAGCACAATCGGATTTGCGTGCGGCGTGACGCCAGATGCACTTGTGTACGTAGCCTGCGGTGTGGTCGTACCAGCCGCATAGGTGTAAATCTTACCACCCGACAGGATGACGCCGTTGTTGTCGAAGAATTGTGCGGCGTAACCGCCAATAGGTGAAGGGTTAACCGACATTTACTACTCCAGCAACAACAAGCCGCCGTCCTCTTGGACGAGGTTGTCCCCATTTTCGGTCAGCAGATTGCCCTGCACGGTCGCGTCCGCATAGCCAGACAGAAAGCTGATGATGCTTCCCAGACCGAGCGCGATACCGTTAGCAAGGGCGCCTGCAAAACCCATTTATTAGTTCTTATTGATCGGCTTGCAGTACACGGTGCCGCCGGTCGAAACCTGAATGGCACTGACGCGCCACGGAGCACCGGTCGTGTTCAGCGGAACTGCAAAAGGGATGGGCGTGAAGGGCGGGATCGGCGTGCTGGCGGTCGTCGCCACAGCACCAACGCCGACTTCGACGTAGCAAGCCTGATCCGACCAGACCACAACACCCTGCGGACCGGGGTTCCATGCAGACGTGTTGCCCGCGGTGCTTGTGTAGGCTACCGAGTAGGACGGGTAGTCTGCTTTACTTAGTGGGTTCAAAAGTTCCATGATCTGCCTCACGCCAAAAATTTCAGTTTGTACAACGTTGAATAATACTGGCCCATAATCTCGTCGATGATGTTCTGAAGTGGCGTGCACTCCTTATCGACGACTTTATAGCGCACTTTTTCGATTTCGTCAGCCTGATCTTCCAAAAACTCAATGACGTTGCTGGTTTTCTTGGCTGACATCAAGGCAATCGGCCCAATAAGGCCGTATTTGCCCTGATATGCTTCGGCAAATTTATCGGCGAGATCGACGATTGCATCGTAAAACTCATTGAGCGCGACGTGCTTGGCGTAGCTGCGTGTGTTCAAATGCACGGAATGCGTGACATCCCGCGCTAGAAACAGCATCCCTACAAATTCACTACACTGGCTCATTGGTCATCATTCCTTCTGGCATTTCTGGCGCTTCAGGGGCTTCGGGTGCCTCTTGAGGCTCTTCCATTTCGCCCATTTCCGGCATCTCACGCATTTCCGGTGCGCCGCCGATTAGGTCGCCGGTATCAAGCGCGGCGGCAATCGTGCCCATGACTATATCCTGAATTTGCTCCGGTGTCATGCTATTCTGCACAGCCGTGATGCGCTTAGTCTCAGCGTCGTACGCTTTGACCTGCGCTTCAAATTCATCAATCGCCAATTTTTGCTGTTCGGCGCTGTCTTGGATGTTCTGCATGATGTCGGTGACGCGGTTCAGTTCCTGCGTCATCGCTTCAATCTGCTGCTGCGCTGCCATCAGTTCAGGCGATTGATCGCCTTCGGACAGCACCTTGGGATCAAGGATTTTCTTGAACCGCTGCGCCATTTCCTGCGCGCCGGGCCAATCCATGTTCTTAATGAACAGATCGCCTGCGACCGTCCAAAGCTGCGGGTTGGTCTGCAAAATCTGGCTCATGGCGTCGAGGGCTTCCTGACGCTTGGTCATGTAGCCCGGACCCGTTGTGACCATAACATCGTACGTGCCGACGCCGGGGTTGTAGACCTTTTCGATCAGTGCGCCGGTCTGCACGTCACGGATTTCCTTGACGGGTTCTGGCTGCATCGGGTTGAACTTGACCATATCGACTTCGCCATCGACGCCAATGATACGTGCAATGCGCTGCGTGTCGTAAATCTTCGGGATCAGATCGACGATCTGGCGTGTGATGTGACGGATCGCACGGGCCAGATTGTCAACGTAATGGTACGTACCGACATCACCCTGCTTTTCACGAGCCAGAATGGCCTTTCCAGACCGCTCATTGCCCTGCATACCCAGCGAGGCGTCATATTGCCCTGTGGTGCCCTTAATATCGTCAGCAGCCCCCATTTTGGCCTGTATAAGACCCGTTTGAGGCAACGGTGGGGGCGCGCGCTGCGGGAGGGGCAAGACACTGCCAGCGCCGTCCGTTACGTCGGGATTGACTTCCAAATACGGCCAGTTGGTCGTATTGGCAGTCTTCCACTGCATCTCATAGCCTTCAAACTGCCCGCCATAGCCGATAAACGGCGCCTTGGGGGCCAAAGCCAGCATCTCGGCCTCTTGGCTCGTCCAGTAGTTGTACATGCGCTGTGCGTCTTTAGCGTTGCGCACAAGGCCAGAGATGAACAGACGGCCTTCAACTTCCCATTCGTTACCGATCACGCGGACGACAGGTATCCATTTGCCCGGCCATTCGCGCTCGTCGAGCACGTCAAAGCCGTTGGTCTTCATCCACATGACCTTCTTGCGGTCTACCTCACGGCTGCGGATGGGGCGGCCAAACATCGCCATAAGCTGCTTGTCTTGCGGCGTATTGGCGAATGCAGTCTGGTTGTCTGGGTACAGGTGCAGCGTTGCGCGCTCATAGACATAGTAGAAATACTCCGCGATGCGGATCGTATCCTCTTGTATCCATGACGACAGCCCCTGATCGCCCACACCTTGGCTGTACAGCGTCGAGATGGGCGATGCATCCGGGAACATGCGCTCATACTCGTCTCTGAGGATGTCTTCAGTGATGAAGCACCACTCAGCGTCAGCACCGCACGGGTCTTGGATCGTTGGGTCCATGTAGACGCTGAACGCGTTGCGCACGCGCCCGATGCGGATGTCCTGATCGAACGTCGTCTCGTTGCAATACTCGGTCAGCAGCCGGATGTAGCCTTCGCCGTACGTGACCTGATTGTCGCAGGCCGTGTCGTACGCCACGTCGGCATCCGACATGTACTCAATGTGCCGCACGACGCCGTTGAAAATCTCAGCGACCTGTACGTCAGCGTTGTCGTCCGCTGGGATGACCTTACCGCTGGGTCGGTTCTGACGCTGCTCGTTCGTCACCTGACGGACGTGCTGGGGCAGCTTGTTGATGGTCAGGCAGGGCCGCGCGTTGATTGTTTGGCCTTGCACGGCGCCACGGGTCGCCAGCACGTCGGCTGGCCACTGCCACTGGTTGTCAGGGCTGCCCGCCATGAAGCGCAGATCGTCCAGCTCATCTTCACGACTGTCCGAGTACGCAGCCTGCGCCATTTGCAGGCGCGACCGCATCGTCGCCATCTTGTCGTCATCGCGTGACGACGATTTCGCAGGGTTAGACCCTACGTTTGCGACTTTACCAGCCGTGTTGATGCCTGTGGGGTCGGCCATATTACTTCTTTTTGCCCTTCTTGGCGGCTTCGCGCTTCACGCTGTACGCGATAGCTACGGCTTGCTTGATGGGTTTACCAGCGTTTACTTCAGCCTTGATGTTCTTGCGGAACGCATTCTTGCTGGTCGATTTCACCAAAGGCATGATTATTTACCTTTTTTAGCCGGTGTCATGCGCTCACGCACGGTCGTACGGATGATGTTAGACCCACGGCGTGCCATCAACACATCGTCCTTCTCAGGCGCACGGGCTAGTTTGCCGGGTGTGACGGGTGCGGAGAAGCCATATTTGGCTGGTTTAGCCGGTGCAGCCGCCATTTTAGACAGCGGTTTGGCTGGCTTAGGCATTGGCTTGGCCGGGCCGATCTTCATCGTGAGGCTTTTGCCCCGCATCGGCTTAAATCCACTGGGTTTCATAGCCATTTATTTGCCTTTCTTAGCTGTTTTGGCGCTATCGCGGAACGCTTTAGCGGTTGGTGCGCCTTTAGCGCCCGGTTTGCGCATTTTTTCGCCTGATCCAGCCTTTATGCGGGCCTTCTTAGCGGCAATGTTGGCGTATAGACCCGGTTTCATGAGCATTTCCACCTTTTCAAGCTGGCTTTGGCGCGTTCGCCGTCCTTAGCCTTAGCAGCAACGGCACCCATGCGCGCGCAGAACGACTTTTTGCGGGCTGCGTCAGCCTTTGTCTTGGGGTTTGGCGCTGGTGCCTTGAGATTAGACCCTGTAGCAGCGTTATACTTGGCTCGGCCCTTAGCAGTCAGCCCCGCGCCCTTGGATGCGGGCAGTTTTTCACCGCGTCCAATAGCTAACGATACGGACTTTTTCTTAACGGCCATCACGACCCCATCCAAGATGTAGCAATTCCACCAGAAGAATACGCCCCTACGCGCTTCTTGTCAACGCGTGCTTCTCTGCTTGCCAGCGGAAACGCGAACGTCACCGCGATGGCGTCGGCAGCGTCCGGTGAGGCCAGCCCACGAGCCTTCATATCCTTCTTGCTTTCGAGGAAGATGGTCCCCTTGCTGTCAGGCTTGATGCGCGGTCCGATCAGGTCCGACTTCAGGAACCTATCGTTGGGCAGGTGGGCGTCCTTGAGCCATTCCCGCATCGCGCCCCACATCTCAGCACGCTTGTTGCCGTACATGAGCTGCTTCATGGCCTTATTGCCGAAGTTGACGCCCCTGATCTTGTACCGCTGTTCCTTGAGCCGATCTACGACGCCTGCACCCAGCCCGCCTTCGTCGATCACGGTGATGGCCGGGTTGAACTCTTCGATAGCCTCGATGACGTGCCCGACCACTTCCATCGTGTCCGCACCGCGCAGGCGGCGTATCTCTACGATGTCACGCCCCTGCCGGATGGCGATGACGGTTGCGTCCGAGCCGAAGCGTGCTGGATCGACACCGATTGCGATGGGTGCGGTGTTGTCCTTGTGCTTGGGACGCCGCATGGCGTCATCGACCAAGCTGACACCGATGAACTGATCGTCACCTTCGGACGGGAACATTCCGTAGACTTCGACGTTTGCTTGGTAGCTGTCCGCCCCATACTCGTCGATGATGCGCTGATAGACGTTCTTGTCAGTTCCTTCGACCGTGCGCGCGTCGATGTTGCGTGTGCGCCAGAACGCCCGCTTGGAGTTGAACGTCTCGTAGAAGTACCCCGTATTGCGACGCGGGTTGGAGAACGCCAAATGAAAGCGATGCGGCGTATTCTCCGTGAAGAAACCATCACTGACCGACCAGATGCTGTCTGGAATACCGCTTGCTTCGTCAAATATCAGCATAACGCCATCTTCATTGTGTAAACCAGCATATGCGTCGGGGTTTTCTTCCGACCAAAGACGGCCTTCAACAGACCAATAGCGTGTGCCCTTTCGCAATTCGCGTTCTACAATTTCGGTCAGCCATTTAGCGGGCATAATACGCGTAGCGGCTATCTCAAACCAATGGCTATTCAACGACATAGCTAACCATTTTGTAATTTCGGCCCAAGTAACAGACCGCAACTGCGCTTCGGAGTTAGCCGATACAATCACAGACCCACCGATCCGGGTAGACATCATCCAGATGACAAGCCAGCTAACTAGCGCCGACTTACCAATCCCGCGTCCTGACGCCACCGCCATCCGAAACGTATCAAAATCAACCTTGCCGTTGTTTGCTTTAATGTGATCGCGCAGGTCTGCCAAAATATCGCGCTGCCATTTGCGGGGGCCAGAGTGACGCGCGAGTGGCGTCCCTTCTTCACCCCACGGAAATGTCAGCAATACAAACGCAAGCGGGTCATTGCTTATGTGGGGCGTCCAAAGACGCGCCATAAGTTCGGTTTCATCCTGTGCACTGTATCTAGGCGTCTGCATACGTGTTCCTGTACGGGTATAGTCGTCGTTCGGCGTTAGCGCGGGCTACAATAGCAGCTTCTTTTGTTTCGTGCATCCCTAAGCCAATACATTGACCGCGCACCCATATGCGAGACTGCCAGCGTCCATGCGCGGTGTTCCACGAAACGCCTGTGACGCCGGACCGCGAACTACGCTGCACGCGTCGGTTTTGGTTATTCTCGTGCTGGTCCACTTCACGCAGGTTAGCGATGCGGTTGTCGCCGGGGTTTTGATTGATATGATCAATGTTTTTAGATGGAAAGGCGCCATATTCGTAAAGCCACGCCAAACGATGGGCTTTATACAGCGTATTGTCGATGCGGATGACTATGTAGCCATATTTGTCTGCGCAGCCCGCTATGCTGCCTTTTAGCGCGCGGTTAGACCGTTTTATGCGCCAGCGAAACTCACCAGTCTCGGCGTCATACGTCAGTAGACTTTTCAAGTGTTTTTGCGTTAGTAAAGTCGTAGCCATCAACAAGTCCTTTTTGTTGGTCGGTTAGGAAGGCGGAGGACGTTGGCGCGTCCTCCACTTCCGAATAGATACCTTCTATAACACGT